CCAGTATGCTAGCTTTAACAATAGCCGTAGTTTACATTTCTTCCTGGCTGCTTGGCCCGTCACTTGCATATGGCTTACCGCTATGGGAGTCTCCACTATGGCTTTTAATCTCAACGGCTTTAACTTTAACCAGTCAGTCGTTGATGCTAGTGGAAGGACAGTCCCAACTTGGGCTGATGTCCTGAACCGTGCCGATCTAGGCATGGAAGTAATGCATGAAAGAAACGCACATAATTTCCCGCTTGATCTAGCGGCTAAAGAGATCACGCCAATAGCCTAACGATACTTCCGTTCATCCCTATGGGACGCATGAAACCTTAGACATGGAACGGGGTCTGGGGTACTTGGAGATTTCCAATGACTATTAAAGTTACTTACAAGTATCGTGGTATCACTTATACAAAATCAAAAACAATTTAATTAAATGAAAACAATTGCACTTGCTCTCGCAGCCACCTCATTCGCGTCTGCACCTGCATTCGCTGGGGCTTATATAAACGCTGAAGTCAATGATGGTTATACAGGAACTGACTACTCAGGCAGAGCTGTTGACTTACATGTTGGCTATGAAGGTTCAGTTTCTAAACTTGATTACTATGTACAAGGCGGTCCAGCTTTAACAGCTGTTGCTGATGTAGATGGTACAGAAACAGAACTATCAGGAAAACTAGGAGGTACATTTAATCTATCTGAAAAGCTTGGTGTTTATGGTGAAGTATCTACCATTACTAATGGTGATGAAGATCGTAACTATGGTACAAAACTTGGAGCTAAGTTTACATTCTAATGTCACAACAAAGCGATAAGGCACGGGCTTCAGTTACTTCACTGACTCCCGAACCAGAAGTTAAAGAAGACAAGCATGAAGAATTTGATGAAGACATTTCATTAGAAGAAGCATTGTCTACTTTGTAAATAGAGAGGTACTTAGGTACCTTTCTAGCGAGCTTAGTTTAGCGGTAAAACTCTAGCCTTCCAAGCTAGGTTCATCGGTTCGATTCCGATAGCTCGCTTTTGGCTCTTGGCCCTCCACGGAGGATACCCATTAGCCGTCTAGACGGTGGGAAAGACCACAAAACTTCGAATTTAATTTGCATGCGATGATGATTTATACATTCAATACATTTTAAAAGATAGATAAATGGCTCAACAGTCAACCGCACATCAGGCTTCGGTAACCGTACCTGGTGCTAGTAATGGAGGTGCCGATAGACGCGCCCTTTACTTAAAATTGTTCAGTGGCGAGATGTTCAAAGGCTTCCAGCATAATGCTATAGCTAGAGATCTCGTTATGAAGCGTACCTTGAAGAACGGTAAGTCTTTACAGTTCATCTACACAGGACGCACAAAAGCCGAGTACCATGTACCTGGCAACAGCATACTAGGTAACTCCGATGGAGCACCACCAGTAGCTGAGAAGACCATCACAGTTGATGATCTACTAATCAGTTCAGCTTTCTTATACGAGCTTGACGAGACACTTGCACACTACGACTTAAGATCTGAGATATCCAGAAAGATTGGATACGCTCTTGCTGAGAAGTATGACCGCCTAGTGTTCCGTTCAATAATTCGTGGAGCTAGAGCTGCATCACCTATCACTAAGGCTAACTTTATAGAGCCAGGTGGTACACAAATTCGTGTTGGTACAAACGCTGATGCAAATGATGCTTATGTACCTGCATCTTTGGTAAACGCATTCTATGATGCGGCTGCTGCAATGGATGAAAAAGGAATCAGTTCTGACGGTAGATTTGGGGTATTAAACCCACGTCAATATTATGAATTGATCCAACAAGTTGGTGATAATGGTCTAGTTAACAGAGACGAGCAAGGTACATCCCGTCAGAAGGGTAATGGTATCATTGAGATCGCTGGTATCAAGATCTACAAATCAATGAACATTCCATTCTTCAGTAAGTATGGTACTAAGTACACACCTGCATCAGGTAACAACGATGCTGTAGATACTAACGTAGTTGATCCAGGTAATACAGGTTCATTCGTTAGCCAAGCTATAGAAGATGCTGCCGCTGATGTAACTGGTATCAACAACGAGTATGGTGAAGAGACAGAATTCGCTAACTCTTGTGGTATTATCGGTCAACGTGAAGCTGCTGGTATTGTCGAAGCTATCGGTCCTCAAGTTCAAGTAACGAAGGGAGATGTTTCGGTTATTTACCAGGGTGATGTGATATTAGGTCGCTTAGCATGTGGGGCAGATTATGTCAATCCCGCTGCTTGCGTAGAGCTTTTCGCTGGTACAGCTACAAAACCAGCTGCATTCTAAAATGCACATACAAGGGGGCTTCGGCTCCCTTTTTTTTATTTATATAACTTAATTATGGCTTTCCCTACCACTAATGCTACTCAAGAATTACCCGCTATAAATCAAATACTGATGGCTTGTGGTCAGGCTCCAGTAACAACTTTAGACACAACCAACCCAGACGTTGCGATTGCATACGACACACTCCTAGAAATCTCTAGAGAAGTCCAGTCTGAAGGATGGAGTTTTAACAAGGAAAATCATTATGAATTCACACCTGATGGTAATAATGAAATAGCAATTGGTAATAACATTCTCCAACTTGACCTAACACTTAATGCAGCTAATGGAGATATAAATGCTGTTAGAAGAAATGGAAAATTATATGACAAAGAACACCACACCTATGAATTTACAGACGAAACAGTTGAGTGCGATGTTGTTTGGTTCTTTGATTGGGTAGATCTACCACGCCCAGTACAAGACTACATAACAGCTAGAGCTGCAGCAGTTACATCCAGTAGAATTATAGGTGATACAAATCAATATCAAATGCTCCAACAAAAGGAGGCATACATGAGAGCTATGGCTTTAGAGTATGAATGTAATCAAGGTGATTACTCCTACTTAGGCAAGCCAGATGGTGCTGATCCTTATATCAGTTACGAACCTTACAAAGCACTTTATAGATAATGACAGCAGTAACTCAACGGATACCTAATTTTCTTGGTGGTGTATCTAAACAATCAGATGATAGGAAATTCCCTGGACAAGTTCGTGAGTGCTTGAATGGTTATCCTGAACCCACCTTCGGTTTAACCAAGAGACCAGGATTTAAGTATATAGATAAATTAGAAACAACAGCTGGTGCTGATTTCACAACACAGCTAGATAACTCTAAGTGGTTCTATATACATAGAGATGGTGATGAAAAATATATAGGATGTATCACACCTAAAGTAAGTTCTACTAATGGAACTGTTTATATATGGAATGCAGCTACAGGTGCAGCATGTACCATCACTGATGGATCAACAAACAGTGCATTAGGAGCACATACATATCTAACAGGTATTAGAACTAATTATGATGTACTAACTGTACAAGATACAACTGTAGTAACTAACAGTGATAAGACTGTAGCTATGCAAGCTACTCCTACTTTTGTAGCTCGAACAAGAGCAACGATAATGTTAGGTGAGAAGTTCCAGACTGATGGATCTATAGCTGTAGGAGAAGTATTCAATGTAACTATTAATGATGGAAGTAATGACCATTCAATTAGTCCATATACTGCTACAGATACAAAATACAGTACTGTTTTAACAGAGTTAAGAACTAGAATCATAAACTTAAATGTTAGTGGTATAACATCTAGTGATGTAACAATCTATAACAACTCAATACAGATAGACCGTGTAGTTAGTGGTACAAGAACAACTTTTTCTATTACTGCAGAAGGTGGTAATAAGAATAATGAATTATTTGTATTCCAAGATTGGGCTGAGAACGAAGCTGCCTTACCTCCATACTCTTTCCATCACCATGTAGTACAACTAATTGGTGTAGCTTCAGAGGCAGAGGATAACTATTATGCCAGATTCATAGCTGATGATGGGGTTAATGGTAGAGGTTATTGGGAAGAAACAATAGCTCCTGATGCTTCACCTGGTTTAGATGCAGCAACTATGCCACATGAGTTAGTTAATACAGGTACAAATACTTTTACTTTTAGACCTATAACTTGGACTAATAGATTAGTTGGTGATGATCTAACAAACCCACAACCAAGTTTTGTTGGTAAAAAAATTACACAAGCTTTCTTTGAAAAGAATAGACTTGGTTTTTTATCTGATGAGAATGTTGTCTTAAGTAGAGCTACTAAGTTCTTTAACTTTTTTCATATAACAGCTAGAACTCAAACAGCTGATGATCCAGTTGATGTAAGTTGCTCAACTACAACAGCAGTCAAACTACATGGTGTTACATCTACTAACCAAGGTTTAGTACTTTTCTCTAGTAATCAACAGTTTTTACTTAGTGCTGCTGAAGGTGTAATCACACCATCTACAGTTAGTGTAAAAGCTATATCTAACTATGAGATGGATACAAGTTTAGATCCAGTTAATGTAGGTACCATAATAAATTTCATTAGTAAAACACCTAACTATTCCCGTGTCTTTGGCATGGTTACTAGGGGTCAGAACGAGAACCCTATTGTGTCTGAAATAGGTACTACTGTTAGTGAGTGGATACCGTCAACAATTGACTCTGTAATATCTAGTGCTCAAAACCAGTTCATAGCTTTATCTAGTCAATCATCATCTGATATCTATATCTATAGAACACAGAATAGTGGTGAAGAAACAACCATGGCAGCATGGTTTAAGTGGAAACTACCAGGTAATGTACAAACACTGGCAGTAGATCAAGATGATATGTTTACTGTTACTAAAGGTAATAACCAGTACATCTTATCTAAAGCTGACTTAAGTCAAAGTCCAGAACAAGCTATTATTGTTAACAACCAAGGTCAAAGGGTTAATCCCTGTGTAGATCTTTATGTTCAACTAGCAGCTAATCAAGTTGATTATGATTCAACTAATGACTTGTCTAAGTGCCGATTACCTTATGCAGATATAAGTGGGTTAACACCTATCATAGTATTTGCTGGTAGTACAGCTGCAGGTTCATTTGTTGAATCAGGATTTACTATATCTCCAGAGAGAAGTTCAGATGGTACAGGACCATATTTCATTATACCTGGAAAGAATTTCTCCTCCTCTACAAACGTCGTAGTGGGCTATAAATATGATTATGATGTTGAACTACCTAAGACGTATTACAACCAGTCTAGGGAGGGTACAGTGGCCGATTACGCGGCTGCTCTAACAGTAGCACGTATGAAGTTCTCAGTAGGTTTATCTGGTGTTATGGGTTTCAAGTTGAAATCAACAGGAAGGCTCGCTGCTAGTAAGTCACATACTATGTTTGTTACTAATAGTAATGATGGAGCCAACCCACCAGTTGATGTATATACCGACTATGAATGGATTGAACCTGAACTACCTTATGTAGATCAAGATCAGGTAAAAGTAAAGATCAATAATAAGGTTATATCTTCATCTGATTTCTCATTTCAAACACCAACTAAGATAAGAATAACTAACAATGCTCTTTTAAAGAGGACTGTTCTTAGTGGTGATGGTACTAATAAAGTATTTAACTATACATTTACTGTAGAAGGTACAGCTAATATTAAGGTAAAGGTTGGTGGTGTAGAGACTACTGACTTCTTATTTGGTGGTGATGGTTACATCATCTTCAATACAGCACCTCCTAATGCTAGTAATAATGTAGAGATCTATAACACAGATAGTCTTTTAATTTATATAGATGAATGGTATAACTTAAGACCTACTTCTGAGGCTAACTCCTACTTATCGGATGACGTACCACTGAATGACCAAACAATATTCACTATTCCTATACATCAACGTAGTAGGAATTTCAGCTTAAGAGTCTTTAATGACTCACCATTTCCCGTCTCTCTTAACTCGATGATGTGGGAAGGAAACTACTCACCACGATTTTATAGGAGGACTTAAGATATGGTAGTACCAGCAGCTGCACCAGTAGCAGCACCAGTAGCAGCAAAATTTTTAGGATTAACATTAGGAGAACTTGGAGGCATAGCTTCAATTGGAGGAGCTATTGCTGGTATCTTTGGAGGCAATAAAGCTAACAAGCAAGCTGAGAAACAAGTAGAACAGCAATATCAATATGCTCTACAAGAACGTGACATTACGATGCAACGTGCTGATAGAGATTGGAATAGAGCTGTTGATCTACTAGATAAACAACATGAGTTTGCTAACTTAGTAGCTGATACTAAACATGCAAATGATAATAAGACGTATAATTATGGTTTACAAATACGTCAATTTGAAATAGATCAAAACCAAAAGCTATATGGTAAATCACAAGAACTATATCAATCTCAATTAGATCTAAACTCTGAGTCTGCTTATATGGCTAGACAAGATGCTGCTAGAGCTTTAGGAGAGGAGACAAGAAAGTATGCCTTTATGCATGGTGACGCTATTCTTGAATCAGTTATAGAAAGAGGTAAGTCATTAGCAAGTGGCCAACAAGGTCGTAGTTTAGCTAAGACAGGTCAATCTCAATTAGCAGCTCTTGGTAAAAACCAAGCTGTTATGGCTGAGAACCTAGCTGCAGCATCGGTTAATACAAAAGCCAACCTAATGCAGATAGATAAACAACACGCACAAGCTAACTTATCTGCATGGGCTAATCGTATGTTAGAACCTGTAGAACCACCAATACCACCAGAACCAACAAGAGATATAGTTGCTGACGTGAATTATCCATTTAAACCTGATCCAGAATTAGACTTTGGACCTGAACCAATTAAAGGTGTTGCTTCATATACTCCAGTATGGGGTCCAGCTTTATCTGGTATAGGTGAGGGTCTAGGTCAAGTATTTAAGGCACAAAACACCTTTAATACTAATTATGATAAAATGGGAACTTCAGTTTCTGGAAGTATGCAGACTCAATCTTGGGATACTTCAAATTATGGAGGTGGTCAGTTAGGTAATTTCGATTTCAAACCTCCATACGCTTAATAACATAAAAACTAATGTCAAAAATATCTTATGCTGGAGGATTACGATTCTCTGGTAAAGGTTGGACTAATCTAGATCCTGGCTATGCTTCGCTCAATCGTATGAAAGAGCAAAGTTCTGATACCGTACGCGGTTTAAAAGAGAACTTAGCAGATATAAAGGAACAGAATAGAAAACAAGAAGTCAACCTAGCAGACGTTAAAAACACCCAATTACAACAAGAAGAAAGAAAGTTTGATCATCTAAATAAAGCTGAAGCTATAGGTGATAAAGCTAGAGCATATAACCAAGACGTGCGTAATCAAAATGCAAACACGTCAATAAATAACCAACTAGCTAAGGTTAAATCTATAGGTCATCTCAGTAAAACAATAAGTACTGAGTTAGCAGCTTGGCAGGGAAGATCTGATGAAAGGGAATATAATGCTGGCTTACAGGAAGGTATGGAACAAGGTCTACCACTCAGTAGGCAGATACAGCAAGAGGCTCTTGAAGATAGACTTCATGAAGATGGTAGAGAAATTGAGAGTATTGCTGACTTATTACAAGATAGAGGTGTACCTAGTAAGCATGTAAATCAAATACGTAGAACTAATAAAGCTAGAGATTATGGTAGGCTTAAGGCTTATTCAATCATGGCTGGTGAGAACTGGGGAGCATTTGCTAAAGCTGAGCTAACTAAAGCAGGTATTACAGATCCAACTGAAGCACGTCAGTTCTTAGCTAATCTACATATTAAATACCTACAAGCTAATAAGTTATATGGTTTGAATGCAGACTTCCTTGGTCCTATGCATCAGAAGATGCGATCAGGGACTGCAGCTATAAGAACTGGAATTGATAATGAGTATAACTTCCAAGAAAGTGAAGATATGCTTAATCAATCACGTAACACATTCTTTGGTTTGAAGAATGGTGAAACCTTAACTACTTACCTACAACAGTATTCCACTTCACTTGATGCAAAAGGAAACAGACGAGGTTGGGCTGCAACTGTAGATCATTTCTTTGAGGAGATATTAACTGATTCATCTCAGATTGACGATGATAAATTAAAAGAGCTACTAGCTACTCCTACTAATAATGGACAAACCTGGGGAGATAGGTATAAAAGCAGAGTAGATGAGTTATGGAGAGATAGAGCTACTGATCTATCAGCTGATGCTAGAGCACAGAAAACTTATAATGATAAAATTAGTAAGCAGAAATTACAAGTTCTAGATCAGTGGGTAGAGAATGCTTGGAATGGTGATTTAAACACTCTTAAAGATGCATTCAAAGAATTAGAATCTGATCCAAATATCAATAAAGATGAGCTTGGTGACTTAAAACTTATCTATGCTAAACAAAGCTGGCAAGGTAGAGAGAATACCTACTGGCAAGATGAGTTAGAAGAAATGAAACAGAATGGAACCTTACGTGTCAGTGATGTAAAGAACTCAAATGTAAATTGGGAAACACGTAAGAAATACATGACTGTTGCTGAAGAGATGGCAGAGGTAAGAAGTAAGAGTGGTATGAGTCGGAAAGAAATTGAAGAATCATTTAACCAAGCCTTACGAACAACCTCTAAACATGGAAGTACTATCACAACACCTCACTATAGCGTTGGTATAACTACAACTAAAGCTATGATGATGTTTGAAAAACTTGAACAAAAAGATGGTTATGATAGTACATCAGCAATGGCAGAGGTTCTAGCTAGGATAGATAAAGAAGAAGGTATATTCTCATTAGTTGATTTAAAGAATGCTCCATCTGGTCAGAATCAAAGATACTTTGCACATGCCACACCAGGTAATCATGCTAATGCTTTACAGACTAGTACTGGTATAGATGTAGATGAAACTCTTAAAAGAGTACAAGAGAATGAAGCTATATTTGATGAGGAGTTATTACTTCCTGAAAGCTACTATGAAGAGCAAGCTGAAAATCTAAAGTATGGAAGACCTGTTAGAGTAGATAATATATTAAATAGTATAGCCGCTACTAATCCTAAGAAATATGGAAGTGGTTTAGATCTATTAAAACGTCAATTTAAAACAGGTGGTTATAAAGGTTCCTTTAGACCAGACTTTAGAGCTAAGTATTTTAAAGATGCTGGTAATCCTACTGCTAAACGGTTAGTAGAAAAGATCAGAAGTATTGAAGATGCTGCAAAGGTACATAAAATTATCTATAACAACGGAGCATCTGATCCAAAGTATTTCTCACAAAGAGTAAGGAAAGTAGTAAATAACACACCAGCTACACCTGTAAAACTTGGTAATGGTTTAGATGTCTTCACAGATTCAGATGGAAATATTGGGACTGACCCTACAGGTCAACCACTAATATTCAGTGATAGCACAGCTAAGGCTGTACAGAGTGCTTTTGGTAAATCAGAAGGAAAAGCAAATCCTATTGAAATGAAAAGTACAAGTCCAAATACATTCCTAGCTACTGGTAATACTAGAGAATATCTATTAAATAACAACGGTGAAGATGACATCTACTATGACTTCAATATTGGTTCCTTTACACATGATGGAGGTTAAATATGGAAGAAGATAAAATTGATCTAACCCAAGCCAGTACTGATGATCATGCTGATTTAATACAAGGGGTTAGGGAAAAGAATGCAAAAAGAACCCTTGATACAGTTAAAGAGGGTTACACATATGATCCTCCAAAAACCTATAGATCTGA